GAGCCTCAACCCCGCACAGTTGCGCCGTCTGCGGTTACGATAATCCCGCCGCAGCGCAATCAGCCGCGGGCCTTCGCCTTGCCGAAGAAGCCGGAGAAACCCGGCGAACTGTTCATGAATGCGCTCATTGCCTACGGCAAGATCGATCGTTTCAAGCTGCCGCGAGATCAGGTGCTCGCCGAATTCGGCTGGTCCGAAGACCTCGGCACCCGCGCTTGCCTCGATTGGATGATGCGCGCCGCCTCGGCTCCCGCGACGACGACGACAAGCGGTTGGGCCGATGCGCTGGTGCAGCAGCAATGGGCCGATTTCATCTCGGCGTTGCTGATTGCCTCGGTCTACTCGCCGCTAAGCGCGCTCGGCGACCGCTACACGATGGGCCGCTACGGCGTCATCAACATCCCGGTCGAGGGGACGACGCCCACCGTCGCCGGCAGCTTCGTCGCCGAAGGCGCGGCGATTCCTGTGCGTCAAACGAGCTTCAGCTCGTTGCCGCTCGGCCTCAAGAAGATGGCCGTCATCACCTCGTTCACGCGGGAGATCTACGAGCACTCGATGCCGAACATCGACACTCAGCTTCGTGGCATGATTAGCCGCCATACGAGCGTCGCGGTCGATACGGTCCTGCTCGATAACACCGCGGCGACGACGATCAGACCGGCGGGGCTGCGCAGCGGCGTCTCGGGCCAGACCCCGACCGCAGGCGGCGGCTTTACTGCGCTGGTCGCCGATCTGAAGGCGCTGCTCGGCGTGCTCGTCACGGCGAACTCGCTGCGTGCTCCCGTGTGGATCATGAACCCACAACAGGGGCTGGCGATTTCGCTCACCCAGAGCGCTGCGGGTGTCGGTGTGTTCCCGTTCAAAGCGGAGATCGAAGGCGGCCGCTTGATGGGCTATCCCGTCATCACGAGCCCGACGGTGCCGACGACGATGGTGATCCTGCTCGATGCGGCGGATTTCGTGTCGCTGACCGGCGACGATCCGCGCTTCGAGCTCTCTGATCAAGCGACGCTGCACATGGAGGACACCACGCCGTTGCCGATCAGCACAACCGGCGCGCCGAACACGGTCGCGGCTCCGGTGCGCTCGATGTTCCAGACGGACTCGATCGCCCTTCGGATGATCATGCCGATGAATTGGGCCATGAGGAGAACCGGCTTGGTCTCCTGGGTCACGGGCGTGACTTGGTAAAGCCGAGGCGTTTTACTTGGCGCAAGCCCGCTGACGAATTTGTCGGCGGGCTCGTCACCAAAGGAGAAGAGGATGAGCGACAACGTAAGGGACAGCGTGAGGGCGGATCACGAAAGGCGCGTGGCGGATCTGCGCGAAGCCAACGCCGCAGCCGAAAAACGCCAGCAAGCGGTGCCGACGCCGACACAGGAGGAAAACGACCTCCTCGCGCTCGGCCTGATGCACCCGGATGAAAAGAAGCAATCAGGCGAACCCGAGCAAGTGATGCCGCATACGCGCGCGACGACGACGCAACCGCAGCAGCAGCGGCGCGAGCCTGCGCCTGCGCAGCCGCACCCAACGGCTCCCGGCCAGCCGCGTTAAGTGGCAGCGTCGACCAGCCTCGTTCGGCGGGCGCTCGGCGCGGTCTCCCGCGTCTGGCGTCCGCCCGTTTCTAAGGCGCTTATCGGCGGCAACTACTGGCTGCCGATCACCGGCGGCTTTCTGCCGGGCGATGCGCCGTGGAATTGGTGGCAACTCGGCTACAACCCGGCCGGCATTGGGCAATCCGCGGTCGTCTCGGCCTGCATCGCGGCCTACGCGCAAACGACGGCGATGTGTCCCGGCACGCATTGGCGCTCGACCGACGACGGCGGGCGCGAGCGCGTCGCGAATTCGGCCTTGTCGCGCGTCCTCAAGCGCCCGAATGCCTATCAGTCGATCAGCGACTTTCTCCTGAACCTGGTCCACAATCTCTATGCCGAAGGCAATGCCTACGCGCTGGCGATCCGGAACAACCGCTATGAGGTCGCCGAGCTGCATTTGATGAATCCGCGCATGTCGATGCCGATGATCGCGGTCAACGGCGACATCTATTACGGGCTTGGTGGCAACTTTGTCGTCGATAAACTCGTGCCGAGCGAATTGCTCAGCCGAGCGCCGGCGCGGGATGTGCTGCATATCAAGCTCGACTCGCGGCCGGAAAATCCGCTGATCGGCGAGCCGCCGCTGATCTCCGCGCTTCTCGATGTCGCGGCGTCCGACGCGATGGTCAGGCAAGCGCTCGCCTACACGAACAATTCCGGCCGCCCGAGCGGCGTCATCCAGACCGATATGCAGCTCGACGAGCAGCAGACACGGGAATTGCGCGCGGCGTGGGACGAGCAAACCAAAGGCGCCAACGCCGGCGGGACGCCGATCCTGACCTGGGGGCTCAAATGGCAACAGGTCGCGCCGACGAGCAGGGATGCGCAGATCGCCGAATTGTTGCAGATCAGCGATCAACGGATTGCAACAGCGTTTCGGATGCCACTCGCGTTGCTGAGCCTCGTTAGCGGACAGGCGCCGCAAGCCAGCACCGAAGGGCTGATCCAGTTCTGGCTAGCCAATGGGCTCGGCTTCGCGCTCGCTCATATCGAGGAAGGCATCGGTCGCTTCTTCGGCCTCGATGGCCTGCCCGATGAATATCTCGAATTTGATACGCGCGCCCTCCTGCGCAGCAATCTCCGCGACCGCATCGAAGCGTTGGCGAGAGGCGTGCAGGGCGGCATCTATTCGCCGAACGAGGCGCGCGCGTTGGAGGATCTGCCCGCCGCGGAAGACGGCGACGAGCCGCGCGTGCAGCAACAGGTCGTGCCGCTGAGCTTTGGTGCCAAGCCGCCACCGGCACCGGCGCCGCAACCACAATTGCCGCCACCCAGCAACGCAGGCGATGGGCAGGAGACGGATGCAGCCAAATTCGCCGACAGCATCATCCGCGCAGCGGACCAAATCCGAGATGGACGGCGAGACGCTGCATAACGGCTGGGCGCTTTCGCTCGGCCGCATCCTCGATAACGAGCGCCGCGAATGGGAGCGCGAGCGCGCGCTCACCGTCTCCGAGCATCGCCGCACGCTCGCCGAGACGAAGCTCGAGCTGTTCGAGACGGTCAAGGCGCGGCTTGCTGAGGTTCGCAATGGCGAGCCAGGCGAGCGCGGCGAAAAAGGCGATCCCGGAGAACGCGGCGAGAAAGGCGTGCCAGGAGCCGCCGGCGAGAAGGGAGAACGCGGCGAGCCGGGCATCGGGCTAGATGGCCCGCCAGGGCCGCAGGGGAGCCCCGGAGAGCGCGGGGAGCCCGGAGAGGCTATCCACGGGCCACCCGGCGAACAGGGCATCCCTGGGCCTCCTGGCGCGTTCCTAGAGCCTATCGAGTGGAAGGCCGGTGCCGTCCATTACGAGCGCCAGATCGTGACGCACGGCGGATCAACCTGGCATGCCCGCCGCGACACGGCATCAGAGCCGCCGGGCGAGGATTGGGCGCTCATCGCCGCCGCCGGCGCCGCCGGCCGAGACGCGCCGATCGGCGAGGTCTGCGGCATGTTCGATGCGAGGCGCACTTATCGCCGCTTCGACTTGGTTAGCTGGCATGGGAGCGAGTGGCGCGCGAAGCACGACAAGCCGGGGCCGCTGCCAAGCGATGGCTGGGCGCTGGCCGGGCAGTCCGGAAGCAGAGGCAAGGCCGGCGAGCGCGGCCCGCCGGGACCGCCCGGCCGAGACGCGGCGCGGATCGTCGACTGGGCTGTCGATGAATTCCGCGCTGTCCCGATCATGTCGGACGGTACTACCGGCGCCGTCCTCGATCTGGCGAGCTTTTTCGAGCTCTACCATTCGCAGGCGAGATGAAGCCGCTCACGACGAGCCTCGCCACGCCTGCGCTCGATCGGAAACTGATAAGTCTCGACGATCTCCGCGAGCAATTGCGCATAAAGCCGAACGACACGGCAAATGATGCATGGCTCACCAAGGTCATCGAGCGCACATCCCGGCAAGCGGAGCGGTACTGTAACCGCATCTTCGTGCAGCAGGGCTATATCGACACCTTCGCTGCGGGTGTTACCGGAGAGGTCGCCGAGCCGCTGCGCTTGTCACAAGCCCCGGTCGATCTCGCGAGTTTCATAGTGTCGGTGGACGAAGCGGGACTCGACAGCGGTTCTTATGGGCTCGATGGCGATGCCGGTCTCGTCTATCGCCGCGGCGACTCGACAAGCTGGACGAGCACCTCTTCGCTAGTCGCGCAATATACCGGCGGCTTTGTCACTATCCCCGACGATGTGCAAGCCGCGGTCCTCGAATTGTGCGTTATGGAAAATTCTGGACGCGGGCGCGACCCGATGTTGAGAGCAAAAGAGATGCCCAATCTCGGACGCGAGGAATTCTGGGTCGGAGGTCTCCCGGGTGGCTTAGGAATTCCAATGGATATCGCGGCGCTGTTAAATCCTTACCGGCGTGGTCTCATCGCGTGATTATGCCGACCTATTCGATCGATGTCGACGAGCACGCTATCCGGCTGCACTTCGAGCGATTGCCGATCGCCTTGCGCGCCAAGCTGCGCACAACGATTACCGAGTTAACGAATCAACTTCTCAACCAAGTGCGGGCTCGCGAGCCAGTGCGAACCGGGCTCCTACGAGCCAGCACACGATCCTATGTCGACGATTTCCCGGACCATGTTCGCGGTCGCGTGCGAATCGCACCGACAGGACGCGCGCAGCGTACCGCCGCCGCCTTCGGCGCGCTCGAATATGGCGTACACGGCACCTACGAGGTCCGCGCCTATAGGCGCGGTCAATCGATGGTCAGCGCCTATCAGCGCACCATCAACATCGCCGCCCGCCGCTTCCTGCGCGATCCCTTGGGGGCGATAAAGGAGCGCGCGGAAGCCGAGATAGAGGCTGCCGTCGAGAAATCGATCGCCGAGGCTAATGCTGCCTCATGAACCGCGAGCTCATTATCGGCGCATTGTTCAATAAGCTTGTTTCGCCGCCGATGGTATTCGACTTCGCCGCCAGCACGACGACTGGCAGCGTCACGCTCGCCAACGTCAGCGACACGTCGGGCCTTCAAATCGGAATGCCGGTCAACGGGGACGGGCTTCCCGCCGATGCGACGATTGCGACGATTACGCCAACCGTGACGATCTCGCTTCCCGCGATTGCCGATCGTACCGCTTCGGCAATGACTCAGGGCTTTCTTACCGTCGCTCGACGCTTCGCCGATCCCCGTATCGAGCAAGATATGCCCGCGCTCTTTCTCGTCGAGGGCAACGAGATACATCCAGGGCGCGGCTCCAACGAGCCCGCGCTGATCGAGCTCAATTGCGACCTTTGGATCTACACGAGGGTTGGTGGCGACCAAAGCGCCATCCCGGCCGCGACGCTAAATATGCTGATCGACGGTATCGAGCGCGCGCTCTATCCGACGCCGATCGGTTTTCGCCAGAACCTCGGCATCAATGGCATTCTCTATTGCCGCATTGAGGGCGAGCTCATCAAAGATCCCGGTCACGACGGCCAGTTAGCGGGCGCGATCATCCCGCTCAAAATCATCTACGGGCAAAGCGCCGATACTTACGCACTGTGAAGGAGACCTAGGCAATGTCTGATACCGCGGAGCCGCGCGTCGCAACGCCGGGCACGTTCAGCGTGCTCAAGGCCGATCAATATATCGGCAAGGTTAAGTTCGTCGGGCACAACGCGATCGGGCCGCAAATCACCCTAGAACTGACTAACGTCATGTTCCGGCCCGCCAATGCCGCGATAGGCGTCATTCAGGACGAATGGGGGCAATTGCAGGTGACCGGCGAATGTCTCGTCGATGCCACCGGCGTTTTCGGCACGATCACACATCCAGATACAACCTTAGTAAGCCCGCTGACGAGCCAATACTATGTCGGCAAAGGCATCGTCTCGATCCAGCTGAGCCAACCGACCGTCGATGTGGCGTATCGTGATCTCGGGAACTGTCCGGTCTTCGAGTTCACACCGAATATCACCCTGCTCACGCATTACAGCAGTCGCCTTGGCATCAGGAGCAAAGACCTCGAAGTCATCCACGAGAAGCAGGCGCAAGTCATCATGAGGCTCGACGAGTGGACATATCAGAACCTGATGCTGGCATTTATGGGCGCACTGTAAAATGGTTTCCC